CCGTCTTGCGCGCCGCCGATCTCATGTCCGACGCGATTCCGGCGCTGTCCGAGCTGCAGGCGCGGGTGGCGGGCTTGGCGTCCCCCATCGTGGACGAGACAACCGCCGATCAGACGGGCGCGCTTGTGGGATGGATGGCCGTCATCGAGGGGCGCGGCCTGTACACCGACGAAGAGTGGAAGCGGTCGAACGCGCGGGCGGCACTCGGCTCCCCCGCCATACCATCCGACACTTCCCGCCTCGACTGGTTGCAGGCGAATAGTCAAGGTTTCGCTTCAGCAATCGAGATGGATCACGACGCGTGGCTCGGCGACTCGAATGACCTGCGGGCGGCGATTGATGAGGCGATGAAGAGATCATGACCACGGCATGGATCTAAACACAACGACGGCCACCCTCACCCGGTGGCCGTATTAGTTGCTAGGGTACGAAAACAGTACCCATAAGTTCGGCACGGCTTCACAGAGCGCGGTACCATACAGACAGAGAATCGCACCCACTCACTCTGCCGCGACTATGCCACTCAAGCCGTACAAGACGAAGGACGAGGTGCCCGAGGCGCAGCGCGAGACCGCGTTGGCGCTGGCCGATGGGACGTTCGCCGTGTTCGAGGAAGCCGATACGTCGGAGTTGCAGGGCGTCGTCAGCAAAGAGCGTACGGCGCGGGAAGCGGCCGAGCGGCTGGCGAAGAAGGCGTCGGACGAACTGAAGAAGCTGGAGACCGACCGCAAGGCAGCGGACGCCGGGTTGAACGGCGAAGCGCTGGCGAAGATCCGGCTTGATGTCCGCACCGAAGTGCTGGCGGAACTCGCGCCGGAGTTGGAGAAGGGCAAGTCGGCGCTCGGCGAGAATCGCGCACTCAAGCTCGACGCGAAGGTGAAGGCGTTGGCGCTCAAGACGGGCGTGATCGGCGAACACGTGGACGCCTGGTGGAAGCTGCACGGCGACAAGTTCGATCTGATGGACGACGGCACGCCGGTCGTGAAGGGCAAGGAAGGCGTGTCGCTCGAGAAGTTCATCGGCGGCGACTGCAAGACCGAGACGGGCTATCTGTACGAAGGCACGAAGGCGGCCGGCGGTGGAGCGCATGGTGACGGCGGTGCCAAGCCGACGGCCGGCGCGACATCCTTCGCGGACTTGCTGAGTAACCCGACGGCGGCACTGCAGACGGCACGCGCGGCAGGAAAGACGGAGTAAGACGCAGGCAGCGAAGGGTCCGCAGGGGACACAGGGCGCCGGTTCGAGACCGGCCTTCGCTTTGGAAATCCGTAGGGGTGGCGTGATGCCATCACACAGACGTTGAGCATGACCCGTTAGACCGTTGGGCCGGGGTGATCCTGGCAACCGTTGTGGCCGAGGGATTCGGTCGAGCCGTGGCAGTGCGCGCGGCACGCAGTGCGATCACGAATCCCTGACGGCGCCACGCGTAGCGTAGAGGCGACGAAACAGGGTGCATCTCCTCCCCCGTTTCTGAGGTTCCTCCGCTATGCCCGCAATTACGCTGGTCGAAGCGTCCAAGCTCGCGCTCAACGAAGGCAAGACGCTCCGTGCGTCGGTCATCGCCATGTTCGCGCAGGCGTCCGACATCCTGATGGCCATGCCCTTCAAGAGCATTCAGGGTAACGCCTACCAGTACAACCGCGAGGGCGTGCTGCCCTCCGTCGCCTTCCGTGGCGTGAACGAGTCGTACACCGCCACCACGGGCATCATCAACCAGTTGGTCGAAGCGCTCCGCATCTGCGGCGGCGACTTGGACGTCGACGCGTTCATTCTGTCGACGCAGGGTGACGGCGTCCGCGCCGCGCACGAGAACCTGAAGATCAAGGCGCTGGCGGCCGAACTCACCCGCGTGTTCATCAAGGGCGATTCGACGTCCGATCTCCGCGAGTTCGACGGCCTGCAGAACCGCATCACGGGCTCGCAGCTCGTGGAAGCCGGATCGACGAACGGCGGCGACGCGCTGTCGCTCACCAAGCTCGACGAACTGATCGACAGCGTCACTAACCCGACGCACCTGCTGATGAACAAGACCATGCGCCGCCGCTTGACGGCCGCCGCGCGCAGCACGTCGGTCGGTGGCTTCATCACGTGGGACAAGGACGCGTTCGGTCGCCCGATCGCGATGTACAACGACCTCCCGATCCTGACCGCCTACAGCGACAACGGCGGCACGGACCCGATCGCGTTCGACGAAGTCGGTTCGGGCGGCGCGACCGCGACGGCCACGTCGGTCTACTGCGTCGGATTCGGGGACGGCCTCGTGACCGGCCTGCAGTCTGGCCCGATGAGCGTCCGTGACCTGGGCGAGTTGGAGACGACGCCCGCCATGCGTACGCGCGTGGAGTGGTACGCCGGTATGTGCATCGAGCACGGCCGCGCCGCTGGCCGTCTGCGCGGCATCTCGAACGCTGCGGTGGTCGCGTAAGCGACCACCCTGCCCTCCCTCTCGCTCAGGACTCTGACACATGGCACGCAACCAGAAAGACTTTACCTACGATCACGCGACGATTATGAAGGACGCCGGGCTCGTCGCCGCGTCTGCCGCGGCCGAAGTGAGCAGCGTCGCGAAGGTGCTCGACTTGGGCCTCGCCCGCGTCGACGCCCGCGTCGTGGTCGACATTGCCGCGATCGAAGTCGCCAGCGGTGACGAGAAGTACGAGATCGAAGTGCAGGTCTCGAACTCCGCGACCGTCGCGTCGGGCATCTTCATCGCCGCGTCGCTCAAGCTCGGCGATTCGTCGGTCAGCAACGAGTCGGCCGACACGGCCGTCGGTCGCCGCGAGATCGCGTTTACGAACGAGATCAACGGCACCACGTACCGCTATGCGCGCCTGTACACGCGCATCGCTGGCACGATCGCGACCGGCATCAACTACGAAGCCGCGCTCGTCAACAAGGCCTGACCATGACCTCGCCCAGCACCCAGGGAAAGAAGGTCGTGCTCTACGACTGCGTCACCGGTGAGCGCTTCGTGCGCTGGCCGGTCGACGCGCGTGAGATGCTGGCGACCGGTGCGTACAGCACCGAGCCCGTGGCCGTCGAGACCCCGCTGGACGCCGATGCCCTGACGGCAGCGATCGGTGTTCCGGCGGGGATCGACGTGCCAGACCCGGTGCCGCACGTGGCCGCCGCCGAGTTGCTGGCGACGGCACAGAGCCCGACGGGCGCCCCGCTGGTGATCGGTGAGGTCGTCGCGCAGTCCGTCGGCGTGACCGATCCGGTCGTGGTCCCGACCCCGGCCAAGCGGCGCCGATAAATGCCGCTCGCAATCGTCGCCACCGCCGGCGCCGCGAACGCCAACAGCTTTGCCACGGCGGCAGAGATGTCGGCGTATTGCGACGCGCGACTGAACGCCACGATCTGGACCGGCGCCGACGCACAACTGCCGGCGCTGGTCGAAGCGACCCGCGAACTCACGGTGCTGGAATACGTCGGCACCCGCGTGGATACGACGCAGGCGCTGGCGTGGCCGCGTGACTACGCGATCAACCCCGATCTGCCGAGCGTGGAATACCTCGGCGACATCGAACTGCTGTACTTCGCCACCACCATCGTGCCCCAGCGCGTGAAGGACGCCGCGTGCGAACTCGCGCTGCAATACCTGAAGGCGGGATCATCGGATCTCGCCGTCGCTGACGCGAATCAGGGGGTGATCGAGAAGACGGTCGGACCACTGACGACCAAATGGGGCTCGCCCGCGTCGCGCGCCGTCGGCATGGCGCGCTTTGCGCGGGTGCTGGATCTGTTGGACCCGCTCCTGTCGAATCGCGGCGTGGGTCTTACGCTGGTGCGCGTCTAATGGCCGGCAGCTACAGCGCCGAGCACGCGGGCGCGCTGGCCGACGTCGCCGCCGCTGGGGCGCCGGTGACGTTCACGCTTGACTCGCCCGGCACCGAAGGCGTCGACGGCCTGTTCACGGGCGCCTCGTCCGTGTCGGTCGCGGGCCATGCTACGGAAGACGGGGGCGATGCCGCCGAATACGAGCGGCTGCGCTTGGCCCCGTCTGAGGCGCCGCGCCTTTTCTTTGTGCCGACCACGGAAGGCGACGAGCCAAGCGTCGGCGCGTCGTGCACGTGGGGCGGCCGGTCGCACATCGTGCGGAGCAGCAAGCCGTATCGGCCGGCGGGCACCGCGCTCTTCGCGTACGTGATCGCGCAGCGGGGGTCGGCATGAGCTTCGCCAACGATCTCGAGCGGTTCGCCGTCAACGCGCGCCGGAACGTGCGCGCCGTCTTCGTGCGCTCCACCGAAGAGGTGCAGCGGTCGGTCGTGCTGGGCTCCGAGATCACGGGGGCGCCAGGACAGCCGGTGGACACGGGCAACCTCAAGACGTCGTTCGTCGGCGAGTTCGAGAGCCCGACCTCGTGGGCCATCACGACCAATACGGAATACGCACCGTTCATCGAGAACGGCGAGACCTCGCGCGGGCCGATCACGATCCGCTCCGAGGTCGGTGGCACGCATAGCGTCGGCCTGACGCGCGCGGGCTGGGGCCGCATCGTCGAGGCCGCGAATACGGCCGTCGGGGGCGCCAATGGCTGATCTCGACGCCGTCGACGTGGCCTTTCGCACGCGCTGCGCCGCGCTGGTCGTGTGCACGACTGGCAGCACCACGCTGGAAGCGACGGCCGGCGGCTACGCGCGCCCCTCGGGCTCGTTCGTGACCGACGGCTTCGCGGTCGGCATGGAAGTGACGCCGTCGGGCTTCTCGCAGACGGCGCCGGCCGTCATCACCGCTGTGTCGGCGCTCACCATGAGCGTCAGCGGCGGGCGCACGGTCCAGACCTCGGGGTCGGGCCGCACGCTGTCGGTCGGCTTCCCTGCCCTGCGCGGCTACGACAACACCCGCGTGGAGCCGGTCACGGGACGGCACTACGTCGAGACCGAAGTGGTGCCCGCGCCGACGCGTTTGCTGACGTTCCCCGCGAACGGCGGCACGCGTGAGGACACCGGACTCTTCGTGGTGCGCTGGTATGGCATCGCGAACACGGGCGCGAAAGGGCTGCGCTCCTGCCTCGATGCGCTGGCCGCGCAGTTCCGACCGGGCGCGACGTTCGCGGCCGGCGCCGATACGGTGCGTGTCCGCGCCGACAGTGGGCCGTTCGTCGGCCCGATCTCGCAACGCCCCGGCGGCTTTGCGCTCGCTGTGCTCACGATCCCCTGGCGCGTCTATCGCGTCAATTCCCTCGCCGCGTAAGCGCAAGGAACTCCCATGCCGTTTCAGTCAGCTAAAAACGTCTCGATCAAGCTCAAGGAAGAATCCGTCTTTAAGACCTCGCCCGGTGTCTCCGGTTCGACCGCCGTCCGGTTCATCGGCTCGCAGGGTCTGAACCTGACGGCCGCCGATATTCGGTCGCAGGAAGCGCGGCCGGACGGACTGTCCACGATGGGCCGCTCGGGCTCCAAGCAGGTCGGCGGCGGCTACACGGCCGAGGTCTCGGTCGGCTCGCATGACGTGCTCTACGAGGCCGCGATGCGCGGCACGTGGGCGGTGTCGCTCGAACTGGATCAGGTCGACGTCACGAGCATTACGACGACGACCACCACCATCGTCGCCGCGTCCGGGTCGTGGGTCTCGCTCGGGATTCGCGCGGGCGATGTGGTGCGGCTCGCGAATCACTCAAGCGCCGGCAACAACGACCGCAACCTGCGCGTCGTCAGTGTCACGGCCACGACGATCACCGTGGCCGACACGCTGACGCTGAACGCCAGCGCCGACACGTCGTTCACGCTCACGCGCCTCAAGAAGCTGCTGAACCCGGCTACGCCGACCAAGCGCACGTTCACGGTCGAGCAGACCAACGAGGACATCGACGGCTCGCAGCTATTCAACGGCTGCCGCATCGTCGGCTTCAAGATCACCGGCACGCCGGACGGCATGGCGCAGGTCGAGTTCACGGTGTTGGGTGCGAAGCAGACGGTGCTCGAAGGCGTCGACTCGCCGTACTTCACGAGCCCGACGACGTACAACACCGACCCGCTCGTGTTCTCTGACGCCAAGGTCCTCTTGGGCGGCACGGACATCGAGAACGCCACGCAGTTCGAGCTGACGTACGCGATCAACGCCGCCACGCTCCCCGTGGTCGGCAGCGATGAAACGCCGGACGTGTTCGACAACGACGCCACGCTCTCGGGCTCGTTCAGCCGCTTGCGCGAGGACTTCGCGAACGTCGCCGCGTTCGTTAACGAGACCGAGTACGCGCTCCATGTGCTGCTGCAGGAGCCGGTGACGTCAGGCGCACCGGGCTGCATGGCGTTTTACATCCCGCGTATCAAGTACACGGGCGCCGATGCCGCGCTCGGTGGCGACGGCGGCATGATCGAGACGCTGCCGTTCCAGTCTGGTGCCAAGACGGCCGCGACCGGCGTCGACGCCACCCTGCTCGCGATCCACAGCAGCGCCGCCTAACGCAGACCGCAGGACGGCGCGCACACCCCGCGCCGCGCAGGACCGAACAGCAGGACTTTCGCCCGTTCGTCGTGCCACCAGCCGGTTCCGGCGCGGTGGGGGTGCCGCGGCGGGCGGTGCGAATCCTTCGACACCCAGGAGTGCACCCGATGAGTTCTTTTTCGTTATCCGCTGCCAAGGCCGTTTCGCAGCGTGAAGACCGTGGCGCGAGTGTCGCGTTGCGCGATGAGCAGGGCGAAGCGTTGACCGTCACGATTGACGGCGAGACCATGCCCGTGATCGCCCGCGTCGCCGGCAAGCTGTCGGCCACGTACCGCAAGGCCGAACAGGCGGCGGCCGACAAGGCGATCAAGCGCCGGTCGATGGACGTCACCGCCGAAGCGATCGAACGCCAGCAGCTCGACATCATCGCCGCGTGCGTGCTGTCGTGGAACCTGTACGACGGCGACACGCCGATCCCGTGCACGAAGGAAAACGTGGTGACGGTGTTCCTCGCCGCGCCGTGGATTCGTCGCGACATCGAGGGCGCCATGAGCGACCCCGCGCGATTTCTGGCAGACGGCGCTGAGTGAGCTGATGCAGCACACGGCGTATCAGGCGCGCTTAGACAAGCCGTTGCCAGACGGCACGACCACGCGCGCGGCGTACGCCTTCCTGCTCACCAAGGCGCGGCGGCAGCACGGCGACGATTCGCCGCAAGTGGCTGCCGCGCTGGCGCGGTTGGACGGGCCAGCGCGGCCGGAATGCCTGTCGTATCTGGAAAGCTGGTCGAGGGCGCTCCACGGCCGCTCGGGCGTCGGGATGGATGGCCCCGCGCCGCTGTCGCCGCCCGTGATCGAATCGTGGGCACGGCTCACGGGGCGGCGGGTGCGCCCGCATGAGGTTGAGGCGCTGTTGACGCTGGACACCGTGCGTCGGAATCCCCCGGATGAGGACGTGATCTGATGGCTGACGTCGCCGTACTCGGTCTTAAAGTCGATGCCACGGGCGCGATCGTCGCGACCGATACCCTTGCGCGCCGCCTTAACAACCTCGGCGCGGAAGGCGTCAAGGCGTCGTCGACGCTCACCGACGGCTTCAAGCGCATTGCCGGCGCCGTGTCGGCCGCGTTGGTGATCCGCAAGTTCGTCGACGAGTCCGTCGCCGCGCAGAACGCGCAGGCGCAACTCGAGGCGGCGGTGCGGTCCACCGGCGGCGCGGCGGGGCGCACGGTCGAACAGTTGCAGACGCTGGCGTCGGCACTGCAGGACGTGTCGACGTTCAGCGATGAAGCCGTGCAAGGCGCGCAGTCGCTGCTGTTGACGTTCACCAAGATTAAGGGCGACACCTTCGACGATGCTACGCGAGCCGTCGTCGATCTCGCCAGCCGCATGGGTGGTGATCTGAACGGCGCGGCGCTGCAGCTCGGGAAAGCGCTGCAAGACCCGGCGAAAGGGCTCACCGCCCTGACGCGCTCGGGCGTGTCGTTCACGGGAGGCCAGAAGGCGCTGATCGAGAAGCTGACCGAGACCGGCCGACTGGCCGACGCGCAGCGCGTCATCCTGGCGGAACTCCGCAACGAGTTCGGCGGATCGGCGGCGGCGGCGCGCAACACGCTGGGCGGCGCCCTGACGTTCGTCGGCAACAAGTTCGGCGAGTTGTTCGAGGTCACACGCGCCGGATCGGGCGGGCTGATCGGCTTCCTCAACACGGTTGGCATCACGCTCGGCGTCATCAAGGCCAACGCCGACGCGTTCTTTGCGCTGGCGGGTGGCATCGGGGCGGCGGGGCTCGCGTACATCGCGTATGCGTCCGCCGCGAAGGCGGCCGCGCTGTACACGGCGCTGATCGGGGCCGCGCAGACCATCGCCGCGTTCATCTCGCTCGCCAAGGGGATTCGGTCGGCCGCGGACGCGATGGCCCTGCTGTCGCTGGTCGGCAAGGGCGCGGCGGGCGCGGTGGCCGCCATCGCGGCGGTGGCCGTCGGGTTCGTGGCATACAAGGCTCTCGCCTCACAGGTGGCCGCCGAGACCGCGAAGTTCAACGCGGAACTCGACAAGCTGGCGAGTCAGGGCGGCACCGCGCCGCCCGACGTTACGACGCCAGGACTCGACCCCGACGCGATCAAGGCCGCCAAGCAGGCCGCGGCGGATCGGGAACGGGAAGTCGCCGCACTGAACGCCGCCAACGCCGACCGCGTGCGGCTCGCCCAGCAGGAGTACGACCTGATCGGATTGACGGGCGAAGCCCTCGCTCGGCAGCGCGTCGAAAACACGGCGATCAACGCCGGACTGGCGGCGCGCAACGATCTCGCGCTGAAGCTCATTGGCCTTGAAGGTGCCGCCCTTGAGCAGCAAAAGACGCGGAACGCGCTCGACTTGGCCGGCATCGAGCGATCCATCGAACGCGTACGGCAGACCGAACTGGCCGGCGTGGCGGAACAGGGCATTCTCGACCGTCGCGAGGCGGCCGACAAGGCGCGGCTCGACCGCGTGCGGCAGGCGCTGAGTGATCTCAAGGGAGAAAGCCCGTTTAAGATCCCGCAGGCCGAGACCGAACAGTGGGCAGATGCCTTGCAGTCGGTGGTCGGCGTCGTGCAGTTGCTGGCCTCAGCCTTCGGCGACGTCGGCAACGAGATCGCGAAAGCCGCCACGGGCGCGCAGAGCATCGTATCGGGGGTGAAGGCGGCCTCGTCGATCAAGAACGCGGCCGGACAAGGAGTCGGCATCGGGACTGCGTTGTCGGGCACCGCAGGCGCGGCCGCGTTAGCGTCCGGCGTCGGCGCGGTTGGCGCGATTGCGGCGGGGGCCGTGCAGGTCGCTGACGCGTTCGACCTCTTTGGACGTCGCGCGCAAGAAGCCGCCGAGGCCCTGCGCGACCTGCGGGTGGCCGCCAAGAATCAAGCGGCAGGCTTCGCCTTGCAAGCGTCTGGGAGTCCCCTCGAGAGGGAGTTGGCCGCGCTTGAGGGGACGTTCAAGTCTATCATCAAGGCGTTACTCGAAGCCGGCGCCCCGCGCGGGACCCTGGGC